CTCTTATAGGATTCATACCTGGTCTGTACAGATTCATTATTTCTTTAAACTTAAAACGTTCATGTTCTGTAGCCTTATGATTCAAAAATCTAGCATAATCATTCTTCATTGCCTTTTTAAGTGATTCGAAATTCCCCCCAATATTCTGATGATACTGTTTTAAAAGTCTATCAAATATTTTTTGATATTTTGCCGATAACTTACTATAATATACATCTTGAATTTCCTGTAATTCAATGGTACCTTCTAAAAATGTATGTGGAATTGTTTTAGTTCGTTGGAACTTATCAAGTTCTGTGGTTATCCGCAAAACAACAAAATCGATAATTTCGCCTTTGCTCATACATATATTTATTCAGAATGTATTTTTAATATAGTGTGTAGTTTTTCTGTGCCTTTATTGTAAGACAATGTAACTTTAGCACCGTTGTGTAAGGGCTTGGGCCATTGTCCGATATTTACCCAGGCATATCCGGCACTTTCGCCATTTAATTTAGGTGGCATAAATTCCTCATCTACTATATATACAAAACTGTAATAGTAAAAGTTTTTATCTTTGCTTTGGTATACGTCTAAAGGATTTAATTTTTGTAATTCTGGAACGAATCCTATTTCTTCATCAAGTTCTCGTTGTATACATTCGTAAGGAGTTTCACCTTTTTCAATTATACCTCCCCAAAATCCCCAGGTATGATTGAATCGTTTGTTGCCTTCTCTAAGTTGCAACATACATCTTCCTGTGTCTTTGGCAAGGAATAAAACCCCCGCCGCTGTTATGTTCATTATAAACTAAGTCTCCAAAATCCTGGATTGTATTCTCCTTCATAACTACTTATCCAGGCTTTGCCTGTCCATTTATATTGTTTGGTTGTAAACGTATTGTTTATATAATGTATATCACTACCACTGGCACTAGCATCAAATACTACAGTCCAAGCAGAACCGTTGTATTGTATAATATCGTTTTCTCCGGCATCTACGTCCCAATTGGTATATCCTGATTTTGTAATTTCTTCTGTAATTAAGTATCTTTGCCCGTTAGTAGCGGCCGCTAGGGTACCGTCTCCAGGGTAATTCGCTCTAGGATCTATAATTTTATCCACAGCAGAAAGTGTATTAGTAGGTAATGTATCGGTATCTAAATTAAAAATTAATGAAGCATCATTAGTTGGATTTTTAGTTACTGTACCATATACTAAATTTAAAAGGTTATCTGAATCTCCACTTATATTTAATTTTAATAAACTTGTTGATCTTATTTCTCCAAATTGTTCTATAATATTAGCCCATTTTACTTCAGTACCATCTTGTTCTACTAATGTGGCACTAGAACCCACTACTTGTACCTTATAATCACCTGGTGTGGTAACAATTTCAAATGTGTCATCTATACTACCAAAAAAGTCTGCATAATCCTGACTATATCCTAGTTCTGAAATATCAGATACAGAATGCACATTATTAATAATTTCTTGTATAATTGTCTGCCTTTTAACTTTAGCAGGAGGTGATATCCAAATAGGTAAAGCAAATGTTAAAGTTGAGATGTCTAAATTTTCATCTACACCTGCAGGAATACCTCTACTACTCCAAGCGATGTCTGTAAGTTCCACTTCAAAAACACTTGTCCAATCTAAGGGATTACTATTAGACTGTAATTGTATACTTGGATTAAATAAAACAAATATTTGTTCTAATACCTGTAATTTAGTGTCAGTATTAGTAGTCCAAAGATCTACATTAACTGTCAAATTATATGGAACAGGCATATACCTCTGTGTAGAATATAAGTTACCTTGCTCTGAAGAATAAGTATTTGTTTCCTTATCATACTCTCTTTCTGCTATTTGATTTGTATCCACAAAGAAAGGTTCTGCTATTCTATCTCTTGCTGGTTGTATACTTTGTATTGTAACACTAATAAAAGGAGCACTATTAATAACATTTTCTGAATTATTACGCAATATATTTGCTACCATTCTACTAGCATCACCATATCTTGCTGGAACACGATTATACTTTACTCCATCTTGTGTATATTCTCTTACTTTGAAGTTAGAAAATATTCTAATAACTTGAAGTAGATAACGTTTTATCTGTTCGTCGTACCAGTAATCTAAATTTTTACCCGCCATTAGTTATCTGTCCTAGGCTTAATAACCTTACTTAAATTTGTTTTTTCATTTGCTTTAGTACCGTCACTTTCATTTGTAATGTTATCGTTATTGATAAACGTAGCAAGTATTCTATTTGCCGCCGACCAGGCTTTTCTGCCGTCTGTACCAACATTTAACCAACGTGTTCCAGATTTTTTAAATAGTCTATTCGGACTAAAATCTGTTCTTAAGAAATAATCACCGTCGCTTGTACCACTTGTAGGGAATGTTTCTCCACTACCAACTAGACTAAGACCATTTATAGGTGTTCCATCAGCACCACCAAAGTCTATACTTGGCTTATCAGGAACTGTTTCATCAAAATATAAATGTGTTGTATTTCTATATTGTGGATCAAAAGGTACATCTTTTTCTGCTTGTTCTAAAAGTTTATCATTTATATTAATATCATTTGCGTATGTACTAATTAGATTTCTTAAATCTTCTTCCTCTTCACCAGTACCAAGTATATCTCTGTACTCTTGTGAATCTGTTATAGGACCTAATTTTACTCTCCAAAGATGTGGCCACCAACGTGGGTCATACCCTTCTGCAGGTCTACTAGCATCAGTAACTACATAATATCTGTTTATTGCTTCATCACTACCTAGTAACAAGTCGTCTCTTAAATGAGGTAATTCTAATACATCACCTGCCATTAATTTTCTGCCAACTGCTTCTACCATGCTTTCTATATGGAAATTCATAAACAACGTATCGTTGGCTAAAAACATACCAAATTGTGTTAGGTCAAAGGCATCATTATCGCCTATATTATATTGACCACGTAGTTCGTAAATATCTTTATCATATTTTCTATCTCTATTTTCTAAAAATAGTAAGTCTTGTATAAAAACCTCTGTATCATTTGCCGCACTACTAGGTCTTGTAGGGTCTCCTTCGTCTGGAGTTGTATGTACCCCTAAGTATTTGTGTATATGTACACCGGTACCACCGGCATAAAGGTGCTCTCCGACAATTCTATCAGTGAAATTGTAGTCATTTGTTTTGACTGGGTTCCATAAACTTAATTTAGGCATACTACTATTTATCGTTTTGTAAATCCTGTATTTATTTCACATGCTTTGACACATGTAATGCAGTATTTTTCTTTAGTTTCTAAGTTTCCTTTTATACCTTTTTCTAATGTACTACTTAAGAAATGACTTTCTAAAATATTTTGTACTGAATTACTTTCACTGGGTATTAAATTTTGACGATTGCCTATTAAAGATGTCATTTGCTCATCTCCCATATTTAAAGAACTAGCAATATAACAACAAGGAAGTAAAGCACCGTCACTGTCTATATATAAATTTGCAGTAGTACCTTCACTTATTTTACAATTTATTCTAGATACATTTTCTAATTCTTGTATAAAATCTTTAATATTATATTTGCCCGGTTTGTAATTTTTATTAGGAATAATTTTAGGATCTTTTATTTTTCGACCATTTGTATATTCTGTATTAGGAAAAATTGAATATGCAAATGTACCGTCAACATTGTGCACCGGCATTGTTTCTATGGTTTTATCAGTTTCTTTAAATCCATATGGTGTTTTAATATGTAATTTTATTTTATATCTTTTACATAATATGCGTAGTTCATCTACCTGGTGTTCATTATGTCTAAATTTTAAAAAACTTGCATTTGTTTTTGCTCCTGTTTTATTGTATGCTAACATATTCCCCCAGACTTTTTTCCATTTAACGTTTTTTCTGTAGATATGATTTGTGTCTTCTAAACCATCTATAGCAAATATACAGGTACAATTCTTTCCTTTAAATAAATTGCCTAATTTTTCAAACCATTTATTATTTCGTAAGCCTCCGTTAGTGTGCAATCGTATAATTGTGCTTTCATTACAAATTAATAAAAACTCTAAAATATCTAATAGTTCAGAGTTACTTACAGCATCTCCTTTGGTTCCACAGAAATCCCAATGGACGATATTAGAACAAAAATCGTTACCTAATTTATTTTTAAAAAAATCTAAACCCAGTTGTTGGTTTTTAATAATTGGATTTATTACTCCTCCTGCATGTGTTCTCACACAACTAGGACATTGAGCATTACATTTATCAGTTAATTCTACATGAACTCTTTTAATTGTATCTGTAAGGTATGCCATTTTAATATTTATCGTAAAAAAATTATGTATGTATATAACTCCGATAAATATTAAAACGGAAAGGTGGCTGAGAGGCTTAAAGCACTTCCCTGCTAAGGAAGAGTACGGGTAACTGTACCGAGGGTTCGAATCCCTCCCTTTCCGCCAGGAAAAATTATGAAAAATATTAATATATTTTATTTAGAAGATGGGTTTCAATTTAGTAAAGAAGCACTAGAACAGCACAAGTCATTAGGCTGGACTGGTCGTGAGCCTTTACCATTACATGTTTTAACACAAATAGAGTTAGAACAAAACTTTAATCCGTTTGACGAGTTATTTGATATTAATATTATTAATAATGGTGACGTAAGTAAATGTAATAAAGACGAAATAACTCTTGTGCCTATAGATACACAAAGTTTTCCTATTACTATAGAAAATCGTAAGTATTATGAGTTATCACATTTTGGTATTGAAATAGATAAAATTGTACAACAAATACTTTCTTTAAATTTACCTAATTTAACATTTTTATTTTATTCTAGCACTGAGCCATATTTCTATGATGCAAATATATATTTTG